CAGTGCATGGGTCACGCCCGGTCATTCATGTTGGCAACCGCAGCAGCCGCGCGCGCCTTCAGCTCTGCGGTTCTCCGCTTGCTCGCCGCATCCAGGCTCTCGCACTCGGTCTGGCCGGTGATCTGCTGGCGGATCTCCAGCAAACGGTCGCGCACTTCGGCAGGGCACCCGCGCTGCCTCGACAACTCCAACAGGCCAGCCACTGGGCCAACATCGGGGGCCGGCAGGTATGCGACGGGCAGCCGCCCGGACTCGACAGCAGCCGTCAGCGCTGCGCTTCTGCGGCCTGGGTCATGCCCCTCGCTGGCAGACCAGCGGATTGGCTCTCGTGACGCCCTGGCCTCGGACACCAGGCGCACGTATGCAGCCTTGAACGCCATCCTGGCGCCCACCTCGTCGCCAGCGTCAAGCACCGGGCGGCACACACCGAACGCCTCTGCCGCTTCCTCTGTCCACACAACCGTCGCAGCCTCATCCTTGGCAGCAACAGCAATCGCCCAGGCCTCATCCGCCTCTGGACGGCCATCCGCCGCGGCAGCGCCATCGATCTGAGCCAGGATGTCGGCCGGGACAGGCGCAAATCGGCCGCGCTGCGGATCACGGCAGTGGGCCGTGAATGCGTCGCGCACCGTCTGCAGCGAGTGCCCCCGCAGGGCGTTGAAGAACAGCGCGGCGCTGGTTGGATTCGGCGAGTAACTGCCGCGGGTCAGCATGGCGCACGTTGCGTCCAAGATGGCCGTGAAGTCGCTGAAATCCGTCTGCTGCATGGTCACCCCTCGATCACAAGTTCTGGAGCCTCGTTTGCACCGAGGAATCCCAGCATGCGCATCGCCTCAGCGTCTCGCTGCTCCTTCGGGATCGACACTGGACGGCTGCTGCGTTGGCTAGGCTGGTCAAGCCAAGCCGCCTTAAACCCGGCCCAGTTGTTCGAGACGGCGGTTGCGACCGCCTGGCCTGGCGTCAGTCCGGCTCGATCGGCCTCGGCTTTGGTGTCCCGCCATGCAGTCGGCGTGAGCGGCAGCCGCTTCGCCTTTCTCAGCGTCAGCCAGTCCGCAGCGGCCTGTGGATCAACCCCATCGGCGACCAGGTCCGGTGAACGCAGGACGGACGCCGGCTTGCCCGGCGGACTGTGTTTTGAAGAACCTCCAGGTTCTTCTTTGGGATTGGGATTGGGATTGGGATTGGGATTGGGAGCATTGCCTTCGGTATGCGTTCGCATTGCTTCCGGTGATGCGTTCGCATTGCGTTTGCTATCCGATGGCTTTGCGTCCCACCGAGCTGACGCACTGCGTCGCGCCTTTTCTTTTTTGTCGGTCGCACGTTCGATCTCCGCGTCGCACCGCTTCTGGTGCCATCCGTCCGCACGCAGATCGAAGTACTCCTGAAGCACCGTTTCGACAGCTGTGCGCTGCGCTGGCGTGGTTGCGCGGGCCAGCCGGCATGCCTGCTTCATGTCGGCCGGTATGGGTGCTTCTGAGCTGTAGTAGGCCCGCAGCAACCGCATGTAGGCCATGTCCTCGTCCCACGACAGATGGGCCGTAGCGGCTGCGTAGTCGCCAAGGTGAAATTCGATGTAGTTCATGCGGCCCCCCAGCAGATCACCGTGGCCAGCCGCTCCAGCGTGGACACCCGCAGGGCCTTGGTGCCGAGCGCCCGGTACGCCTCTTTCGGAGTCGCGCCCAGGTTGCACTCGTAGTGCCACCACGTCAGCCATTCACCGTCGTCACCCACCTGGGCCGCAATGGCCATGGTGTAGGCCTCGTGCATCAGCCAGATCGAGTCGCCGAACGGGTGATCGGTGCGGGCGCCTGTCGCAGCCTCGAACGCATCCCACTGACGCTGTAGCTGGACGGTGCGCTCATGCCACGGGCGCAGGATGGACAGGACTTCGGCGCGGTTCATTCTGCGAACAGATCTGCTGACTTCGCTTGCACCAGAGCGAGATTTGCGGCTGCTTGCTTGAAGTAACTCGCCTTCAGCTCAACGCCGACGAATCGCCGCGACATTTCGAGTGCCACATAGCCCTCGCTGCCGATGCCCATGAATGGCGAGAGCACGATGTCGTTCGGGTTCGTCCACAGCATCACGCCGCGGCGGATGACGCCCAGCTGCAGCGGGCAGATGTGGCGCTCGTCGTCGTGCTCGCGGGCGCTCATGTACTGCAGGGTGTCGCTCGGGTTGATGTCCATCCACACCGGGCTGGCCACCTTCTGCCAAACCTCGACCGGGAACTCTTCGGCGGTGTGCGTCACGTGCTCTTCAGCTTCGCCAGGGGCGCGCATGGTGATGAGGTAGTCGGGGATGCCCATGCGGGTCATCTCGCTGCGCTCGCGGATGCTCTTGTGCAGCAGGCCCAGCGCCTTCGTGCGGGTCATGGCCGTCACCGGGTCTTTCCAGATCGTGGCCTTGGCGTGGAAGATGAACCCGTGCCGCTGAAAGGCGCGGATCAGGTCACCCGGGAAGTCCTTCAGACCGATGTGCCCGTCACGCTCCTTGCTGGCCGGCATGTCCATGCAGTGGAAACTGATGTTGCGGCCCGGCTTCATCACGCGCCGCAGCTCGGCGATGAGAAAGTCAAGATGCGCGAAGAACTCGGCATCGTCGCGCACGTTGCCCATGTCGCGCGGGCTGTTGCTGTAGGTGTAGAGGCTGGCAAAAGGCGGGCTGAAGATGCTGTAGCCGATGCAGTGATCGGGCAGGCCGCGCAGTGCGTCCACGCAGTCGCCGTGAATGGCGGTGTATCGGTCGGTGACGACTTGATCGATGCAGTTCATGCTGATTCCTTGAGGAATGCGGGCACGGCAACGGGCCGGGCCGCGTTGTAGAAGTTGGTTTGCCGCTTCGTTCCGGTCACTTGTTGCATGACGGCGTCGCGCGTCTCTGCGCCCAGGCTTTCGGCCATCTGCATGGCGTCGCGCTCTTTGCGCTTGAGGTTCGCAACGACGGCGCCCTCGGCACTGGACGCGAAGATGTGCACATGCACGTCGCGCTTCTGACCGAACCGCCAGCAGCGGCGCACGGCCTGGTAATAGGCCTCGAATGAGTCCGTGACGCCGACGAACGCCATGCGCGCCGCGTGCTGCCAGTTCAGGCCAAAGCCTGCAATGCTGGGCTTCGTTATGAGCACGCGGATGCGGCCTTCTGCGAAGTCTGCGAGCCTCTGCTCTTTCACTTCGGTCGAGTCGGCGCCGGCAATCTCGACGGCGCCTGGGATTGCCTTGCGCAGCGCTTCGCCCTCGGCGTTGAGGTCGCACCACACCACCCACGGCTCGCGGTCGGCATTGACGATGCTCGCGCAGTCGCTCACCCGATCTGCCATGCTCGTGCGCCGGGCGTCGCGTCGCTCGCTCAGGCCTTGCGCCTCGCTGGCAAACAGTTGACCCATCAAGGGCATTTCGGTTTCGACGGTGTGCTCGTGCAAGTGCAGCGGCGGCAGCGCGTAGGCCGAATCATCAAAGCCAAGGTCTGAGGGGCGGCGCACCATCGCGCCCCACTGGCTGACCCACTGCCAGAAGATGTGCCGGGCATGGCCTTTGAGGCGCCATACGCTGGTGTCACCACCGTCGTGAGTGAAGAACTCGGCCAGCATTTCCTGGCGCGTGCACACGCCCAGGAACTCGGCATGCGTGCCCAGCTCGGTCCAGTCATTCGGAGCCGGCGTGGCAGTAGCGCACAGCTTGAACTGCGTCTGCGTGAACGCCTGCAGCAGCGTGCGCAGGGTCTTCGTGTCGTGATGCTTGATGCAGCTAGACTCATCCAGCACCACACCGCCGAACTGATCCGGGTCGAATCTGTGCAGCCGATCGTAGTTGGTGATGACGATGTTTTGCCCGGCAGTCTCCGCGCCGTCGCGGCAGTGCGCCACTTCGACGCCAATGTCTGCGCCCTCGTGCACAGTTTGTGCGGCCACAGCCAGCGGCGCCAGAATCAGCACGGGCCGTTTCGTGTGCTTGCGAACGGCATCCGCCCATGCCAGTTGCATGCGGCTCTTGCCTAGGCCTGTGTCGGCAAAGATGGCGGCGCGACCGCGGCGCAGCGCCCACGCGGTGAGCGCGGACTGATGCGGGAACATCGACACAGGAACATTGAACCCGTCAGCGATGCCAGTCGCAGGAACCTTGCTGAGTTTGCGTTCGATGTGTGCTTCGTAGCTCATGCCACCCCCGCTTTCCGAGCGACGCACATGCCGGCTCGGATCATGGCCGCATGGATCACGTCCTCGCGGTGCTGGCGCTGCTGCTCGTGCAGCGCGCGGACGGCCGACTCAGTGTGCATGGCTGGCCTCCATGCTCTTGGACTCGAACATGCTCCCATCCCGGCGCTTGCGCGCCAGGCCCTGGTCGGCAAGCTGGTCGGTGACGCGGTCGATGGCGTGGTAATCGCGTCGCGCCGCCGCCTTAATCAGCTCATCGCGGATGTCAGGGTGGTAGAGCTGCGCGACTTCGCCGCGCGGGTTATGACGGATGGTCATTGCTGCTCCCCATCCCGGCCGGTGTCGTCCTCATGGATCTCCGCCTGGGCCAGATCGTCCAACTGCTCGGCCGCCGCCAGCTTGTCGTAACGAGTGCGCCAGTAGCAGACATCGCACAGGTCCAGGTCAACGCCATCGGCCCGACCGTGCGCCGACGGGTTGATGGCAAAGCTCCCGCACTGCTTGCACCGACTCATCACACGCTCCGAGATGCGCTGTCTGTCTCCTGCGCATCCGCTGCAGGCGCCACGGCGGTGGTGACGGCGTGCACCGCCTTCAGCGTGTCGAATCCAGGGTTCGCGATCTTGTGGTTCGCGAACTTCGACAACCATGAATAGCTGACCCCCGAATCTTTGGCGATCCGCTTCCAGTCACCGCGCCTACGTTCGAGGGCGGCACGAACATCGATGTCAAAGGTTGTGCTCATGGGTTGGAGCGTAGCACTTTTTTGCCATTCGCTCAAGCAACACATTGCTCTCAGCGCGCCGCAGACTGACTCCAGTGTGGAAAAGTCCTCATCCAAAGTGTCAGCCGTAAACCTGCGGTCTTTTGTCACGACCGCGCCACGCAATAGCAATTTTTTGCTTGCGCCTATCGCAGCGTATTGCTAGAGTTCTCCCATCGCACCACGACAGCCAGCCAACCGGCGGCGGTGAGTGACAGGGGATGCAGATGTCAGCAACCGAATCGACCTGGGCAGCGTTCAACGCCCAGGAACAGCGCCTGGTGGCGCAGGCCCAGGGCGCCCGCATGGACGCGGACTACTGGAGGGCGGCCTGCCAGCAGTGGCAGGACAAGGCGCAAGCCCTGGAGCATGCCAAGGCGGCACTCGCTGAGCAGGTCGAGAACCTGAAGCGGTCGGTTCGCGTGCTGCACCTGGGCACTGACATGTGGAAGCACAAGGCGGACCTGCTGGACAGGATCATGCTGGACCCCGACACCGCACTGATGGTGGTCCAGTACAGCCGGGACCCGGTCACCCGCCGCAGCACCTACGACCCTGTCACGTCCCTGGAGGACCTGGAGCGGCGGCTGATAGATGAAGAGGACGCGGAGCCGGCCGACTGCCATGTATGCATCGGAACCGGCGAAGGCAAGCATGACGGCCAGAGCTGCACGGCGTGTGGCGGGCATGGGAGCGCAGCATGAACCCGGGCAACTCTCAATTCTCAGACTGGGAGCGCGGCGGCCACACGGTACCGGGCGGGCTGGATGACCTGGGGCGGAAGACACACCGGATCACGGTGCTCAACCCCGACTTCTGGGACACCGAGCCGGTCCCGATGGATGCTCCGGAGCTGCGCCGCGATGCCATTGCAGCTGCCAGCCAGGCGCCGCGCATACCGCGGAACCGGCCCATCGTTGGCACCAGCCAGCAGGGCCGCGTGATCCATCGGTCCGGTGACATCCCGCAGCCGACCGAGCCGGTGATGACGG